GTCCGGTTCGCTCAACCTTCCAGAAAGTGTGCAAGCGTGCACACCGTGTGTGTTCTAATTATATTAAGAGTAGAGTAGTGATTCAAACGGTTTTGTATTAGGAGCTCGTTGTCATTAACTCAACATCTTCTCCCCACATCGTGCTGTCCGGACCGCGATTGTCCATGTCTTCCTCTCAAGATAGTTCAATCGTGTAGCAGTCACTTCGGGGTACCGTTCCCTCACAGTCTTTCCTGTGTGTCAAGGCTCTCAAGGCGGCCAATACCTTATGAGCAAAGCGAATTAACAAAGGCTCACAATCATTTGACTTTCATCAGCCACAGCTGTTAAAGTCCCTGCTGCCCCACTTAGAGTTACTTGAATTTGAAATGTGTCTGTACCGTTACATGATATAACGCCCATAAGCACACAACTCAAGGCTCCAGAGTTACCAGCAATAGAAGCCTCGGCAACCCGACTTTTGATTACCTTAGATAATGACGATCCATTCTTTAACAACTCAGTCTGGGCACTCCAAAGCTCTGAAGTACTATCAGCAAAAGAGCACTGTGTCTCAATTCGATAAACCCCCTGAGGAGGAGTGAAAATCCCAGAGGATCCAGCTCCAATAACGAGAGGATCAAATATATTTGTATCCCAAGCTAAAGCAGCTGGAGTCCCTGTTGTAAATGTTTGTGTAGCATGTTGTGTGTACAAATCAGTCTGTTGAGGTACACCAGTGTCAGTAGTAGCATAAAGATGAGGAACATATAGTTCAACATCATAATCAACCCATAACTTACCGGTAGCCGAAGCACCGTCGTTAGTGGCTAATATAAATGCACCTACATCATAGGTCTTTATGTCAGTTCCAGCTACAAGAGCTGATCTAACATATTTTCGAGGACCATCTGGATGCATTGCTCTAGGATCTAACCTGCACTCTATGTTCTTCCAAGCAGCGTCTTCTACAATATCCTGAAATGTTGACATCTCAGCCTCAGTACTAGGACTGGGGTCGGATGCATCATAAGTAGGAGCCATAGAAACAGAACCAGATGTACTGGTCGCTTGTCTCGTAACATAGCGAAAACACAACTTGTTAAAGCGGTACTGGTCCCATTGCTTTGCAATAGGAGCCAACCAAGGAAATGTAGCAGAGATTCCAGGATTCAAAGCATATCTATTATTTACTGTGAAGCTAGCGTTTCCACTAACTGCACCATTCACCAATTCGGAATGAATAATACGATGACTTTTACCATCTGGCGCACGGATCTGTGTTGCATTTCCAGGTCTTTGTACCTGAGAATAAGCCCCGGCAACCCCAATCAAAGGATTGGAATTGGCACCGACGGAGTTATTATTCCCAACTGTGTTCATACGTCTATTCCGTCTGCGACGAGCAGAACGGGATAGACCCCCATTGCTAAGTGCTACAACCTTGGAGGCTTTAGAAGCTTGAACTTTACTAATCAATGATTGTAAATTTGCAATCCTTTTGGTCGCAGCTTTTGACTTACGTCTACTAGGCATAATTTGTTGGCACCCATCCCACCAACGCAAGTGCTTCAAGACAAACATTTAAATGAGGAGAATGGCGCATTTCATATTTAAACTGCATCAGAGCCTCTTGTTTATGTTTCGTTTGATTTAACAAACGATAAAACATACGAGCCCAGTTTACAGGTTCAGCACTAATACCCGAAGGAGTCATGCTAAATAACTGCGAACAGAACACAAAAGATTCTTTACAGCAGGGTTCATATTGTTTGAGAACATGTCCGAGTGTTAAGTATTTCTCAACAGCACCGACAACATATTGCTCTACACAATCGTCCCCCATTGCTTTTGCCCACTTTGCACCTATTAATCTAGCAACCAACACTCGCATCCTACTATTTGTAGATGATGTGTTATAGCTACCAGACTTTTGGATTCCAGCGTACAATTGCTCTATGAGCGTACCATCAGACAAAGAGAAAACAGATAGACTTAGGCACCTAACTCGGTTACGGACACACTTTGCGTACATGGACTGCGTCGGGCAGTTAGTTAAAGCAATACGCATTTCTGCGTCCGCTTCTAATTCCCATGCCTTTACAGACCAATCCCAACCTTGAACATCGGATTGAGCTGCTTCACCGATTAACGGGCTAAACTCTTTCCAAATCTGTTCTAGTTGCACATCACTGAGTCCCATACCAGGTTTTGATGGTACTTCCATCCACCTTCGAATTTCCTCTTTGTTTTGTGAACCAAACAAAAGTCTCTCTATAATCTGATCAACAAGTGATACAGACATAATCAAACGAAACCTTTGATTAGCTCTTTTCTCTTCACTATGTGGTTCTTGTTTCACAAACAGTCGAATAGGATCACAGAAACCATTCTGCACCAATTCATGAGCATTGAACTTATATATGTCCCCTTGAGACAATAGACGTAGGCGAGCAACTACAGACTTGGAGATTAACGCTTTATGACACGCAATCACATCGGCATTAGTCTTACCCAAGACCTGCATCGGTACTCCCGGACTAGAATCAGGAACAACATCATGATCAATAACCCACGAAACCCCTAACTTCTCTTCATGTTCATTCTCGCTAAGCTGAAAATCAACGTCACTTAATCCGGGTGGAACCCGAGTTAAAGGATAATCAGCTGCTACCTCTGAACATACGTCGAGGAGGTTTGGTGGCGCTTCAGTTGGTATAAACCTACCTGTTTGGAAAAGGAGACTAGCTTCTTCGGCCTTAGCACCTCTAAGAGGCCATCCCCAATCACGGACTTGATTTAGAGGGTACTCTGTGAACCTTCTCTTGACTTCTTCTGCATTCGACGTCTCTGGCTTTTGCTTTGAGGCGGAGAAGAAACAAGAACTGGCTTTTCCACAGTAAGTGATGGGCAAACCTTTGCGGATGGTTTTACCTTCACTCCAATCGTACCGACCAATATCGTAGATGGTTTTAAGACTTTTGTCTCTTGGACCACCTTCCCAGAGACTCTGGAGTTTAAAGATTTAGAAGCATTTGTTGACACAACACGCATGTTTTCTATAGTATCTTCATCAAACAACTTGTCTTGTGAACAAGTTTTCTTAATTGAATCAGGTACAAACTCTATTGGTTTAACCACACAACCTAAGGGGTCCTTCTTTCGAAGTGCTATGGTTGTATCGGGTTCCAAATTAAGTACAGGTAAAGTTTCAAAACACGTCAATGTGTTTGGAAAAAGCTTACTACGTTGAGCAGGCGCTTGTTTAACTACAGCCGTTCCTACTTTCTTTTCAACTACTTGCAACTGTTTTACAGCAGCATTTCCTTTATCTGTTCCACTCTCCAAAGTTCGAGTTATTTCGTTATCTCTCTTAGCTGGGGCACTAGGGAGTTTACAATCTACATAGACTTTACGTCTTTTCGATTGCATCTTCTCTCTAATGTCATCAGCAAGAGTTTGAACATACTCTCTCTTGGGCTCCGTAACAGCACTAACACTTATTTCTCCGACTTCTTCCCAAGGTAAGGGTAAATCAAAATTCATTTCATCCAAATTTTCATACCAATTACGGTTCTCAAATTGCATCTCATTATATCGCTCGAAGTCAGCTAAATAATCATAGCCACGAGACTTAACGTTAACAAAATTTGCATGACTTTCATCAAAGAGGAAGAGATGATCTTCAAAACTTTCGTCCTGCATCGATCTATCACTCCATTCTTGACTACTCACCTCAGACCACGCCTCTCGGGGTGCCTCGGTCTCATGTTTATTAAGAAATCTATTAAGTAAGGCTAAACTAATAGCATAATTGACTCCGGGTTTCAATGGATCCTCTCCAAGATGAATTGCGATAGGCAATCCCTCTGAATATATTGGTGAACCAGAATAACCTTTACGTGTCCAAAGATCGTGTTCAAGCTTGAAAGCATTACCATAAGCATGAATAACTCCATAACCTATTTGTTTAACTCCCATCTCAGAGTACCCTGTAACGGATACTCCACGAACATTAGCATGGTTCATAATACCACCTCGTATTGATTGAACTTGAATAGAAGCCCATACTTCTTTAGGTACACGAAGAACAGCAATATCAAAGCCTTTTCTTGAACCTGAAAATAAAGCTAATTTCCACTCTTTCGATATAGGATATGTATTCTTAGCTTCTAAATTAGGATTCCAAAGCTCGAAATCGCAAGCTCTTGGGTGTTCCAAAATATGAGCTGCGGTAACAAGATAATCATTACTACCAGCAGTAAAACGAAGTCCTCCTCCCACAATCAATCCTCCAAGACGAAATAATATTTGTCCTTTAGGAAATTTCTCTGTTGCTTCAGGCAAGTTTGCAGTTACTCCTTCTTTACCACCTAATTTATCTTGGGGTAAAGAAGTTCTACATTGTAAGGCTAGCGCTTGAATAGCACTAAGTCCTACGCAAACTGGCTTTCCATCAATAGATATAAGAAGACACAAACCGGTCCCGTCTCGATTAGAAACGAT